CCCAACTCCATTAAGGAAATCGCCACCGCAACTTTCGCGGAAATAACCTTCAGTAAACGATTTCCGTTTATTGACGGTTAGACCACAAAATCTCAGCATAGAGATAACATCCTTTGAATAGCTAGTGGGGAGGATAATATCGTCACCAAAGACGAAGAGATCCCGACCAATAGATTCGCGGCCTGTGATAGCTGCGATAAGACTCAAAAAGATCAGAGTCTCCAACTCAAAGGTGAAACCATTCCCCATCGAGGAGAATTTTTCAAGGAGAAGAAACTTCCCTTTGAAAAGAGTTTTCTTGCTTCGCAAAGAATCAAGACACTCATACCAAGATGGAGGAAGCAGAAGTTTTACCAAATTTCTGCAAATGGTATCGCTTGCATTTGAAAGATCCAAAGTGGCAAGATAGCCTTCGGTAGAGGCCTCACAAGCTAGACGCCTATGAATATCTTGCCCGGCGGAAAGGTTGATACCAATCCGTCCCAATCTGTGTCTTATCACCCCGCCATAAGCGAGCTGATAAAACTGGTTTATACTAGGCTCAACGGCAATGCCGCGAAACTTAGTACAATCCTTAGGAACAGTCGTAAACCGATTGCCCTGAACAGAAACAGGAATCTTTCCAGATGACGCCGAGGCTTGCGCCCACGACGTGCCACTCCAAGGAAAAAGGAATGGCCAGGCATCTGGGGTAAAAGTGGGTCCAGAGGACATTTTATCGGGGACAGTACATAACAGCCCCCTATCGGCAAAAGTCGCACCTGGGCCAAATTTACCTGACACAAGGTCAGGACAAGGGCCCAGAATTTCCGAAACTATTTTCCTTGCACGATCAAAAAAATCATGCAAGCTCTCTGGGTAAGAGTCACTAAAAGTGAGTTCAGTCAGAGAGTAGAGACGGCGGTTAGTGCGCAGACACTCCTTTTCACAAAGAAGAAAAGACTCCTCAGCGACGGCCTTACGGTCAATCGTGGTAGGAAGACTATCTAATTTGCGAAGTAGATCCGTGGCCATGGCATCACGCCAGTAGGCTTCGGGATCAAGATAAGTGTTTGGATCAATTGCTAGGGTAGCCAATTGGTCCCACTCAGAGTTCTTGTACATTATAAAACATGCAAGAGATCTAGGTGTGCCGAGATCCTCGTAAAGACGGAGGATCGCTTTCTCTGCAGCG